TGAATTATATTTTCAAAGTTATTTTCTGTGGTGATATGAAAAACATCACCATGTTTTGGTCTAAATGCTTCTCTTATACTGTTGAATGTTTTCATCTTAGTATCTCTGCTTTCCTTGGCGTACCTTCTTGCGGGAGTCGTTCCAGACAACTTCCTTGATCTGCTTGCGGAATGTTTCCACTGGCAAGAATAGAGCAATTTCCCAGTCTTCTGCTGGGACATTTTTGATCTTTGATCGAATATGGGTTGTAAGATATCTCTTGATACAAGGTTGTGCGAATTTGAATCTAGCGATGTTTTTGATGATTTTATAACTAACTCTCAGGCGAGTTTGATCGTTGTACTGCTTACTGCTCATAAGTGTGATTAACTTCTCGAACAGAATTAGTCTTAGATCTGGGGGTAGATAGTGGAGATTGAGGCCCAAGAACCCGTCATCATAGATTTCCAAAATGAACACAAGCGGAAACTTGTCGTAGTATGGGAGATCCTTTTTTGTCTTAGGATCGTAGAAATACATATACATTTTACCAATAAACTTCTTTCCATCTCTCGACAAGAGATCGTTCACACTACCATAGAGGATATCGCTTCTCTTCTGTGGGTTGTGAGTACCAAACAGGTCGATGATATTGGCTCTGAGCCATTCTCTTGCCTGTGGGCCACGCTTACGAACACCAGACGCTGTTTTAGCGTCTCGGACAGCGGTGAAGAAGTCTTTTTGGATTTTTGTATTGGATTTAGCCATATCGGTTCGTTTTTACGCGACTTGATCCTTGTGTGGTCTTTGTGTTTGCCTTTTTGAGTCCCTTTGCAGGGGTCTCTGGGGTTTCTTCTTTCGGCTTGTTTATAATTTGTGGTTTCTTTCTGCGTGCCATATTTTTCCTTAATTTAGGTCAACTCTTGAACCATTTAGTCTCGATTGTCCCTTGGCGATTGTTCTCCAAGATCCATCTACATTCGTGGTCATATCTCCAGTGACATTCGTAGTTACATTTCCGTCCACATTCGTGGTCATATCTCCGGTTATATTTAGTGATGCGTTACCATTCACAGATATAGAAGCATCTCCGTTTAGAATCTCAATCTGAATATCTCCCTCATTGACTTTGACATGAACCTTGTCTTGTACGATGATATCTGCCTTGGATTTTGTGTTTACTCTTACGGCACCCTCGACGAGAATATTTTCGTCTCCAGAAACGATACTTTGCTCGGTTCCAGTAATCTTTTTCGATGCCGATCCATCTGGATGGATTTCAATATATGATCCTGTCTTGTGGCGGATGTGGATTCTTTCTGAATCCTCTGAATCATCGATCTCAATAACATGCCCAGATGGGGTTTCGATCACATGGTTATTTGGATATGTGGGGGCTGCCTCAGAATCCCTTTCATTCCAGACATCTCCTGACGCAGAAGTGACATCACCAGTCAATTCTGCTCCGTTTGCCCTACTGATTCGATATAAAGACTCGCCGTGACTTCCACCAGCCAACTGGTTGACATCTGGGGCGTTCAGGCGGTCTTCAATGGGATATTCCCCGTTTGGGTCATTGAATCCCTTAGAGGGGTCTGGAGCGGCCTCTGGGATGCCCGGAATACTGCCCATAACGATCGGGAATTGTGAATCTGATCCATCTTGGAAGAATCCAACCACCTGCGATCCTTGAACCAAACGATGTGGGGTGGATCCGATTCCAGATACGGATGCTGAAGTTGTGGGGGATAGAACCATAGCCCAAGGCAAGTGTTCAGTCTTCACAAATTGTTTATCCTTTGAGTGTATGCCAAAGCATCGCACTTTGACTCTACCGGCTTCCAATGGGTCATTGATATCTTCAACGATTCCAATAAACCATGAAAATCCGCCCTCTCCCATAAATGGATATGTACCATACTGATCAAACATTGTTGCGTATATCCTTAAACTTCTTCATCTTCGATTCGGTGGTCATGGGACGACGAATCATGGAATCACTTATTCGGTAGTCTTTATTTCTACCTTTATTATTCACAAACCCAAATCTCTTGTAGAATTTCTCTAGTCTGGACTTGCTGGTTGTCCCGTCATATTCACTAGTCGCTGGGGTAAGGGTGATGGTCATGTCGTAATCATCAGCGAACTTGATAAGGTCTTCCATGAATGCTGTGCCGACACCCTTTTTTCTGTTTTCCTTTTTTACCCTAACTGTGTCGAGTCGAAGTGTTCCTCTTGTTTCATATAGGTAAAGATCTTCGAGATCATACTTGCTCTTCATGTTTTCAACAAACGCTTTGAGGTTCATTTGAATACCCTCTCGGCATCTGCCAAGATCTGATCCCGATACTCTACTCTAAGGATCTTGATTTGCTTCTTCGCGTCGTTCAGGGATTCCTCATACTCGATGTTTGTAATTATTTTCGTATCGGCTTGCTCGGTCTGATCCAGATAAGCCTGTAGTGGAGAAGCATCGTTCGGAATGAGGGGATTGGGTAGAGCACTTACCTTACTACCAAATAAATCCTCGAAGTGATGAACAGCCGTGCTGTAGTTTACTCTTCTCTGATATTTTGCAGTTGATCCAGACTGTGATCCGGTGACGATCTCATCTTTTTGGAGAGATGCCGACCCACTTTCAGAAGAAACCTGAAGTTGTCTCATATTACCGTCCCAAGATACAACCACTGCGGTATATCCATTTTCTCCAGTGACGGTCTCGCCAACAATGAAATCACCATCAAAAAGATCGAGATCAAAGAACAGGACATATCCGGGATACTTTTGATTGATGTATGCAGTCATTTCTTGACTATTTTTAGGAAGATCCTCATATGGATCCTTAATATCATTCATCAGGAACAAAATCCAGTGAAGATCTGGTGATCCGTAGAGTTTCTTGGCTAGAGATTGATATGTTTCCCCGTCCCGCATCTGATAGCGGACATAGAGATCAGCATTGCTCTTGATATAATCCTTGAAGGAAAATCTCTTCAGGATATTCTTTCCAATTTTTTGGTCGCCATCTGCATTATATGGATACGCAATGTTGGGGAATATTTTGAAATATGACATGGTTTCTCCGTGATCTACATAGGTATGTATGAGATCTTACAAAGGAAAATTTATACCTACTAATCCTAAGAAGTATTTAGGAGATGTGAACAGTATTATTTATAGATCTTTGCTTGAACGGAGATTTATGGTGTATTGTGACCAGACACCAAAGGTTCTCAAATGGACAAGTGAAGAGGTAGTTGTCCCCTATATCAGTCCGGTTGACAATAAGATGCACCGTTATTTTGTAGATTTCTTCGTTGAGGTCCAGACAAAGAGCGGGGAGAAGCAAGGAATCTTGATTGAAGTCAAGCCGTACTCCCAGTGTTTTCCACCCAAACCACCAAAAAAACAAACTCGCCGATATCTCAGCGAGTGTGCCACCTATGCAGTGAATCAAGCAAAATGGGATGCTGCAAAGGCTTTATGTGTTAAAAGGGGGTGGGAATGGAAAGTTTTGACCGAGAAAGAACTAAAACCCGGAAAGAAATAATTTATCCTCAATGGTTAATTTTATCAAAATTTTTAAGAAGATGCTCTGCGAGTTTTTTACCATCTTCATCTGCAAAAAACATTGCCCAATCAAGAGCAATTCCGAGTGCGTCTTCTCTGTCATCTGTTAAAATATAACAACCAACACTTTTATCAACCTTGAATTCTATGGTTTTACGTTCAAATGTAGATAACATGATTGTAATTTTCACATTCTCTAATTTTCCCTCATTAATGCAAAACTCAACATTATAATCATCAACATCCTTTACATTGAAAAGTTGTTCTTCTTCTTCGACTTCCTCTTTGTGTTTATCCCACCATTTCTTCACATTTGGACACTCTCCAATAATATCATCTTCATAATTCTCTTCAATGTGCTTACACAAAGAGATAAGCATATATTCTTTGAGATAATCTTCTAGTCTTGCTAGTTTCATTTTAAATCCTTCCTGTTTATTTAACCCCATGATCTATGGACTTCATGGATCGATTCCATTCCATCGTATTCATTAATTTCAAAATTAACTCCCCACGGGATTTCTACGATACGGAGTTTAGCACACTGTCCATTAGCATCATCACCTAACTCTTCAACCACTTTGACGAGATTTTCACATGTACGATCAGATGGTCGGTTGGTAAGGTGATGCTTATCCCACAATTCTTTTTCAGAAAAATCATCTGGATTTGGTACATCAAAACATACCACCATCATTTCATTACAGTCAAGGGGGACTGGAATATGAGTTGTATTGTGGAATCCCTTGGATAAATCCTGCTTGAAAGCATGACACTCCCTCCCCTCAAGTTCAGCAAGACGGGCAACGGCAGCCGGGGAAAGACTGAAACCACCAAAACATTTGTTAATCACTACTTTCATCGTTTTCCTCTCCGGCTAGGCGATCCATTTCTCGCCGCTCAAGTTCCATATCGATATCCATTTCAATTCGTGTGTCGTCGTAGAAGTCTTCGCACTGCATTTCGTCATAAATCATGATATCTCCTTTTACACGGGGGTGATAGTGATGGTGCGTGCCAGTCTGTAGGTGTCTCCACCGAGATGCTGAACGCTTCCACATTTAACAAGTTCGTCGAGACCGGAAGAAACTTCAGACTCCGACAGCATCCCGCGACCTTGATTTGGGTAATCATGATCCACGCCCTCTTCGAATACCCAGACGATCGCCATCCGGGTGAATGGGACTCCATTGCTGGTCAACTCGTCATAGTGGAGGTAGGATTTTACGATGTTTGCGTTGTTGGTCATGATATCTCCTTTGGTTGGACATAGTATAGCACTAAATACTGTGGAAGTCAAGTAATTTGGAGAAAATATGCCGGGAATTTCAAGATTATATACAGACAATGCTGGTGGTCCGATAATTTCTGGGGCAAATGCCACGGTTTTTGCCAATGGAACCCCCGTCGCTGTACTCGGGTCACAGGTCGCCGGGCATGGGGATTCTCCACACAGCGGGCCTAGTATGATAACCGCATCTGGGTCTGTATTCGCCTCTGGGAACGCTGTGTGTCGCCAAGGTGACTCAGCATCATGTGGACATACCTCCACTGGTTCCGGAAATGTGAGTGCAGGATGAATTTTCAACAATTAAGAGAAACAATGATGACGGCGGCACCTTGGGAGATTGTAGATGATGATACTTACAAGGTGATTCATGACACTGACGATATTCAAGTCCGATTTTCCGAAGAAGATGATCTCACGGATGAAAATAATTACTCTGCTATGGAAATCGTGTTCGATGTGAATGGGACTATGTTCCCAAGAAATAAACGGGAATCCTCTATATCTCCATATGTATTGTTCGGTACGGTTCTTGCCATTGTCAAAGAACATCAGAGAAAGCACGGGTATGAATTGTATATCTACCATCCCTCTAATAACAAACTTGGCATGATATACAAGAAAATGATTAAGCGGTTCCTCCCTAGGGATTGGGGAACTACAGAATGGGACAATCGAAATGGATGGAACTATATCGTACTCTATAAGAAATCATAAATACTTATATGGAAAACGAAAAAAAACAAATTGATGAGAAAATTGCTGATGCTCTTGGGGTTGACTACGATTCCACAGAAGAATCTTCTTCGGAGACATACCACAAGTCTACGCGGAAAGATATCGTTCCCCCTAATCCAGAAATAGATATCGTGGATAGGATGGAACAGAACGAAACCCGCAGTAAGGAAGAGAAGTTGATGGAGATCGACTTCATTCACACCAGAAATACCCTGAAGAGGCTTCTGGGTCGTGGTGAGGAAATGTTTGAGGATATGTATCGAATTGCCCAAGAGAGCGACAATGCCAACAGTTTTGATGTTGCTGGGAAGATTTTGAAGCATTTGGTGGAATCAAATCAGTCTCTTCTGGACATGCACGAAAAGAGACAAAAGATTCGTAAGGATCTTGTAGGCAAGCCAGACCTACAGCAGAACAATTTCAGTAGTAAGAATGTCAATATTATTACTGGAACGACAGATGATTTACTTCGTTTGGTTCAGGAACAGCAGGAAAAGATTAAAACCGTTGAGAACGAGAAGAAAGAAGACGAATGAGATTCAAATATTTTCGATTCATCACTGAAAACTATGCTACTACCCTGAAAAGAAAGGGAGTATCCGATCTTGTCATTAAGCATGTAGAAACTCTCCCAAACCGGGAAAAGGGAAAGGCAATCTCTAAACTCATGGCCAACCCAAAGTTGACCATCGATACTCTTACGGACGAAGATCCGAAAGAGGGATTCCGTAAGAGATATCCCAAGGAATACAACCTAATCAACAACAGTGATCCAACTGAAAATAACCAGTATTTTGAAATCATCATGTACTGGTATCTCGGCGTAGTTTTCGCTGATTCTAGTGGAAGAACAAAGTCTGAGCCAATCTCCCAGAAAATTATTCTTCCTGAAGATGCTTTCCGCGTCCGGGAGGTCTTGGAATACTACAACAAGTACAAGTCCAGATTCAAAACGAAGTACATCTCCAGATACAAGACATTTCATGATCTCGAACAGGAATATCTTGATATCTCTGGTCAAAAGTCGGAGCGTCAGAAGATTCGTGATATGAAAATGGATGGGGCAACCAAACTCTTGGATACGAGAGATTGGACGGTTTATGCCATTACCACTCCAGCGGCGGCATGTCACTATGGAAAAGGAACACGCTGGTGTACGGCTTCAGATAAGGATGATTATTATGCCAAGCAATACCTTCGTGATGGTCCGCTTTACATCTATATCGATAAAGTAAATGACGTAAAATTTCAAGCAAATCATGATTTTGAATATGTTATGGATGAAATGGATAGATACAGTGATGCTGATGATCGTGAAATCATTTTTGCCTTATCTATGCGAGCATATGACGAGAATCATACTATGCCCGTTGCTGGGCCACTCTCAAATGTTTTTCTACACGCACTACAAGAATTCGGTGGATTCATGTGGGATAAAACCACAGCACAGTATTATCTAAACTGGTTGGAGACTGGTAAGTTTCAAAACAAACGAAAAGCACATCTGGCAGCAGATTTTGCGTATTATTGTTACAATTATCAAGATATTCCGAAGACAATAAAAAGAAAACTAGAAGAGTATATAAAGGAAATCCCAAAACTCTTTATCAGATATGCATTACATCATGAAATAGATATCCCGGATGAAATGATAAATAACATACTAAAAGAAAGAAATGATGATGATCTGGAGGCTTTAATCGATTATGCCGCAGGTAGGTCGATGAAGTCTTGGCCAGAACTATTCAAGATACTGGTAGATGCAAAAAAATCTTTGCTTATTTCTAAATATCTAAGAATAATAGACAGAAATATTACACCAGATGATTCGTATATCTTTGAGTCTATGGGACTACATCAGTCTATCACCACTGCGATCGGTATATTTAAGAAGAGAATCCCTTGGATTGAAGAACAGATGAGATCT